TGTCTGCGGGGTCATCCGGGGTCTGACTCACGCAGAACAACTTGTCAAAGACCTCGTGCAGAAAATGGAGTATTCCGATGAGTGAGTTTGATGTTTCCGCTGTAGACCTGTCTGGCATTCTCAATACGAGTAATGAAGACAAAGCCAAGCAGTTGCCTGATCCATCTACTTTCTACATGCTGACTGTCGTTCCTGAAGCGATGGAAGAGTATGCAGAAAGTGATGTCGGTATCGTAAAAGACAGCAAAACCATGTACTACGAAGAAATGCTGACCTCAGTATTGTTTGTAGTGAAGATGGGACCTGACTGTTACGCAGACGCTACCCGTTTTCCAAACGGAGCTAGTTGCAAAGTTGGCGACTTCGTTGTCGTCCGCCCCAATTCAGGCACCCGCTTGAAAATTCACGGTCGCGAGTTCCGCATCATTGCGGACACCTCAGTCGAGGCCGTTGTCGAAGACCCGCGTGGCATTAGCCGCGCTGCATAAGGAGTAAAAAATGGACACAGTTGATTTTGAATTGAAAGAAAGTATTGCCGTAGAAGGGATTACTACCGATCACGTTTGGTACAACGCCAATCTTTTGACAAAAAATATGACGTCTTGGGGTCACGATTTTCAAAAACTTGTTGGCATTATGGAAGCCCGACATAAAGAACACCTCAACATGATTGCTGAGTTGTTGAGAGAGCGTACCGCTTTAAAACGTGAACTTGCAGAACTTAAACCTGCATCAAAGGAGTAAATCATGGCATTACCTGAATTTGAGTTACCCGATCCTGATAAACAGGATGTTGCTACTGAAGACGAAAAGTTTGAAGTAGAAATCGAAGACGATACCCCACCGGAAGACCGACGTCGCAAGCCGATGAAGGAGCCGGTTGAAGACCCAACGGAAGACGAGTTATCCTCGTACGACGAAAAAGTTCAGGCGCGTATCAAGAAGTTTACCCGTGGTTACCACGACGAACGCCGAGCAAAAGAAGAAGCCTTTCGTGAACGCGAAGCGGCAGAAACCTTTGCTAAACAGGTGTTTGAAGAAAACAAACGTCTTCAACAGCAACTGGCAACTGGTAGTAAAGCATACATTGAGCAATCTCAGTCTTCTGCGGAAATTGAGCTGTCAGCAGCCAAGAAAAGATACAAAGAAGCTCACGAGATGGGCGATATTGATGCTCTTACTGATGCCCAAGCAGAGATTTCTAAAGCTACTTTGAAATTAGACAAAGCCCAAGGGTTGCGTCCAATAGAAGTAGACGAAAAAGAATACGCTCCTGCAAAACCAGAAGGCCCGACAGTCAGCCCCCGCACCCAGAAGTGGGTTCAATCCAACAGTGATTGGTGGGGAGTAGACGAAGAAATGACTATGTCGGCTATGGGGCTTGACAAGAAGTTAGCTAAAGAGTATGGTTCAGACTATGTTGGTACTGAAGAGTACTTCAAAACCATAGATAAAACTATGCGCAAGAGATTCCCTGAGCATTTTGAAGATGCTGAGAGCTATGAGGAAGATACACCGCCTCCAAAGAAAAGAGTATCAGAACCGGTCGATGAGGATGATGAACCCCCACGCCGTGCACAAAAAATCACTACGGTTGTAGGCGCAGCCTCACGTAGTACTCCGCCTAATCGTATAAGGTTAAAGGCATCCGAAGCCGCCATTGCGCGTCGTCTTGGGGTTCCGATAGAAGAATATGCGAAGCAGGTTGCACAACTGAAAAGAGGTTAAATATGGAACAGGTAAAAACTGCTGAAAAGCAAAATCGTTTGGCTCGTGAGTTAGACACAACAGTAACGCGTGCAGCAATGCAACGCCCCACTTCGTGGCAAGCTCCAGAGACTCTTCCGTCACCTAATCCGCGTGAAGGCATCACACACCGCTGGGTAAGAACCAGCATGATGGGACAGCCTGACGTACAAAACATCTCTGGCAAGTTGAGAGAAGGATATGAACCCTGCAAAGCAGAAGATTATCCTGAAATGATGATGCACGCTTCTACCGAAGGTCGCTTTATGGGCAACATTGAGGTGGGAGGTTTGGTTCTCTGTAGTATTCCGTCGGAGTTTTTGAAGCAACGCGAAGCACACTTTGCGAACATCAATAAAGCGACTATGGAATCTGTAGATAACAATTTCATGAAAGACAACGATCCACGGATGTCGAAGTTCTCTGAAAAATCGACAAAAGTGACGTTCGGTTCTGGTTCTTAACTTTTTTATAGGAGTCTTAAATGGCTTATCCCGTTGTTGCGGCCCCCTACGGCCTAAAACCGGTCAACCTGATCGGTGGTCAGGTATTTGCAGGTTCTACCCGCGAATATCCGATCCCTTACGGATACTCGACGAACATTTTCTACGGTGACCTAGTTGGTCTGACCCGTGGTAATGTCCAGCGTTTATCTGTTACTAGTGGTACTCTTGGTACTGTTACAGGTGTTTTCTTGGGTTGTTCTTATACAAACCCAACCACCAAGCAAAAACAATTTGCTCAATACTGGCCTGCTTCAACGCTTGCTGGTGATGCAGTTGCTATTGTTTGTGATGACCCTGATTCAGTGTTCCAAGCTGTTGCTTGTTCTGCTACTACTGCTGTTGCTTCTGGCGCTCGCGCCATGATCGGTCAAAACTTGGCTCTGATCAACAACACAGGTAACGTGAACACCGGCGACTCTGCTAACGCTTTGGCGGCTCCTTCAGCCACCCCAGCAACTACCGATGCGCTCCCAGTGCGTGTTTTGGGTCTTGTTATGGATACCGCTGTACCATTGGGTACTGCTACTTACTCCAGCATTTCTACCGCTACTGTTACCTGCTCAGCTTTGCCTTACGCATTGCCTGTTGGTACAGATGTTGGTTCACTTGCTGCTAATGGTCAGTACATCGGTTCAGGCTCCTTCGTCATTACAGCAGCCGCTGCTGGTGCGACTTCGTTTGTGATGAACGCAGCTCCTATTGCTACTCTTAGCACTACGATTGTGTTTACACAGTACCCAGAGTTGCTGGTTAAGTTGAACTTCGGTCAACACCAGTATTACGCTGCCACCAGCATTGCTTAAGGAGTAATTTAAAATGGCTATTTCACGCGCACAACTACTTAAAGAACTCCTTCCGGGTTTAAATGCTTTGTTCGGTCTTGAGTATGCTCGCTACGGCGAAGAGCACAAAGAGATTTATGAAACAGAGACTTCAGAGCGTAGCTTTGAAGAGGAAACCAAGCTGTCTGGCTTCTCTGCCGCTCCTGTCAAGAATGAAGGCTCTGCCATTCGTTATGACAATGCACAAGAGGCATGGACAACTCGCTACAACCACGAAACCATTGCTTTGGGTTTCTCAATCACTGAAGAAGCGATTGAAGATAACTTGTACGACAGCTTGTCTGCTCGTTACACCAAAGGTTTGGCTCGTGCTATGGCTTACACCAAGCAAATCAAGGCAGCTTCTGTTTTGAACAATGGCTATTCTGCTCAATACGTGGGCGGCGACGGTCAACCTTTGTTCTCTACTGCGCATCCTTTGGTTTCTGGTGGTGTCAACGGCAACACTCCTTCAGTACAAACCGACCTTAACGAGACTTCTTTAGAAGCCGCCGTTATTGCTATCGCAGCTTGGACTGATGAGCGTGGTCTGTTGATCGCAGCTAAGCCTAAGAAGTTGATCATCCCACCAGCACTGCAATTCGTTGCTACTCGTTTGTTAGAAACCAGCCTTCGTGTTGGAACTAACAACAACGACATCAACGCGATCAAGAATAATGGAGCAATCCCAGAGGGTTACACCATTAACCATTACTTGACCGACACCAGCGCTTGGTTCTTGACAACTGACGTACCTAACGGTTTGAAGCATTTCATCCGCACTCCGCTGCAAAACAGCATGGACGGTGACTTCGATACTGGTAACGTGCGTTACAAGGCTCGTGAGCGTTACAGCTTCGGCTGGTCTGACCCATTAGGAATCTACGGTTCTTCTGGTTCATACTAAAAAGAAAGGGGGTCACAAGCCCCCTTTTTTCTTGACACCATAGAAATATGGTGTATATTCCAAACATCTGGGTGATCCGTCTTTACCACCACTGCCCCAGCAGACGATGCAACGATCGGTAAAGACACTTTTGCATAAGGACTATTGTCATGGCACGTTCCACATTTGAAGGCCCAGTATTAGCTGGCGGCAACCGTTTTGGCCCATTACGTAACGTAGGTTACATGGACCTCGTTCAAGACGCAAACATTGTTTTAACTAACGTAACTGCAAATACTGCTAGTTACGGCGGTATTTCTGGTCAGTTCATTAACGCTAACGGCATTCCTAACACGAATGGCACCGTTTACACCCCTTCTACCGCATATCCACCTACAGCCGCCACAATTACGGCTGATACGGTATCAACTACCACAGGTACTTTGTATCGTGGCATAGTGATGTATTTACCTGTTGGCTGTAGC